AGGTATTAGCTCAGGGTAGATTTCAAATCTTTGTAGAGGATAATAACATTAACGAGGCTACAGGTTTCGGTGATGTATACCTTGCAGGTGCTTATAATGGTATGACCGTAACAGGTGGGAACATTGGGAGAGGAAAAGCGTTCGGAGATATGAGCGGTTATAACTTAGCTTTGGTAGGTAGAGAGCAGCGTGCTGCACTTTCAGTAGTGCCAAGTGCAGTTGTGGCAGATACAATCTTCGGAGGTCTTACAACTTTAGGTAATAGACCTGCAATAGTTACTTCTTAAAGTAAAATTATAATTCAATACTAAAGCTCTACTTAACGGTGGGGCTTTTTTTATGCAAACAAAACAAAACGAGTAAATTACTATTTATATATATACACACTTAAACAAAGAAGATGCCTACAAATTTAATAGTAAGACAAGGAACAACAGGAGTTATAGTAACTCCAAGTGATGTTACCGATATAACAGGTTCAAACGCTAACACTCCTGCTACGTTGTTTGTGGGTAATGGTGGAGATATTGATGTGATCACTTTGGGTGGTTCTACATTACTTCTTAAAAATATTGCAGATGGTTCTTTCTTACCTATTCAGGTAACAAGGGTTAAAGCAACACTTACAACTGCAACGGACATAGTAGCTATATTTTAAGGTATGATTAATATCATACAAAATTCAATTGGTGCTTTAGCTAAAAGGCTAGGCATCGTAACGAAGAACCTCCAAATGTGGTTAGGCTTTTATAAGTCTGATGTCATAGGAAGGGAGTTGGTGGTTAATGGTGATTTCGCTACGGATTCAGACTGGACTAAGCAAGCAGGTTGGACTATTTCAGGTGGTGTAACTAATGTAGATTCATCGGTGGCAGGTTCTACAAATATAACAAGCACAAATTTAACCCTAACTATTGGGAGTACATACGATGTTGAGTATTACGTAGATAGTGCTTCAGGTATTGGTGTAGCTTCAACGGTTGGCGGAGTGGGTGAACCAACTTTTTCTATAGCGACAGGTAATAGGGTTAGAACTATTGTAGCAACTTCAACACAAGGCTTTATATTATCGGCTTCAGGTAGTACGACTTTAGCTCAAATATCAAACGTAACAGTAAAAGAAGTAACTCAATTCGCTCCTGACAAATCGACCAACTCGAACGATGCGAAGTTGTTTACAGGTAAGGCGTTGAGTTTTAATGGGAATGATTCGGTTGTATTAGATGGATTCACTTCGAGTGGAGATACTTTTACGTTTGCTTTTTGGGCGAAAGAAACTACATCAGGAGCTACCAAAATGATTTTGGACATAAACCCATCAAGATTTATAATTACATATAAAAACGGAGTACTAAATATCTATAGTGGTGGGTATGTAGCGTTTAAATCAATGCCAATAAATGAATTTAGTAGGGTTATTGTAGCTATAAACGGCACTAGTATATCTGTGTATATAAACGGAGAGAAATACGGTGATACTAAAACTTTAAATTCAGCACTAAATATTACCAATGCAACAGTTGTTAGGTTAGGCGGTGAATATACTAATCTACCTCAATACTATTTCAACGGATTACTGTCCGACTTCCAAATCTACAACGCATCTTGGATTCAATCAGACGTAGCCTTCGACTACAACAACCCTAATCACCTCGTAACGGATAACCCTGACACGACTTTAACCTTATCGAATCTATCAGCTTACTACGCTTTAAGTGAGGGTAGTGGTTCAATAGCTTACGATAGCTCAGGTGGTGGTAATAATGGAACTATTACAGGTGCTACATACGATGACCAACAACCGACCATACCTCAATTGGGTTTAATGGATTGGGCAAAGAGTACTCCAGTGTCTACAGAGGTAACACTTATACAAGCACCAAATAATAAAGGTTACGATATTCTAGGTAACTCGCTTCGATTAAGAGAGAGAGGGTTTAATTTAGATGGGAGTGGTTATAGTTCGGTTGTTATGTCAAGTGAATTAACAGCTATAACAAATGGAACGATTCAGTTTTGGTTAAAAAATTCTAAATCTACTACCTTTGTTATGTTTAATGAAACTACTACAACAAACTACTTAGGTGCTTGGAACGGTAGTGGTGATTTTTATAATGATTCTGCTTCTGGAACGGTTACACAATATGCTGATGATAATTCTACAGTAACATCTACAAAAATAACCGATGGTACGTGGCATTTATATACGTTCACAGGTGTAGATTTGAGTTTATTTAATGAGTTTCAAATAAGTAATTATTCAACTTCTTCCTCTATTTGGTTAGATTGTATTATAGATGAGGTTACTATTTACGATAGAGTGCTAACATCGAAGGAAATAACCAACAACTACAAGGTAGGTTTAAACGCTCACAAAGTAGGTTCAGCATTTAGTACAGAGTTCTCAAGTGAATTTGGATTTTAAAAAATAAACATGGCAAAGCAAGATTATACATTACGAGCGATCAAGGATAGATATAAAGCTCTAGTAAAGAGTAAATCACTAACTAAGATTTCTGTAGCTTCTGCTGAAAAGAGAAGTAGAGCAGAGTTGTTAGATATGGTAGAAGAAATGTTTGAAAGTAAAGAGACTCACATCTCAGCAGAAAGCCTTAGAGCGTTCTTACATATCTTAGTTAAATCAACTAAAAACTCAAGCGATGATAGGTAACATATTTATATGCTTAGAAGAGCAAACTTACAAAGGATTAATTCCTGAAGAATTAGAAGGTTCTTACGCTCGTAAAACTTACGATGAAGATGGTGAATTATTAAATATACTACCTACTACATTCGAAGAAGTTGGAATAGATAATAGAATTAAGTTCGGTAGTGTTATCGAAATAGATGTGAACGGAGCTAAGCACTATGTAATGGAGTTTAATGCTTCGTGGTTACAAAGTGAGGTTACTACATTAATTAACTTAGGGAATGGTTTAAACTATCCTAGTAATACCTTGCTTACAAATGCAGAGGCTATAAGTTTAATTAACCAGTATACAAATGATATACCTGAATAAATTAAGAGGAGCGTTCATTATCACTTATACTATAGGGGATAAGATACAGCTACAAACACAAAGAGAAGATTATAAAACTGCTAAGACCTACGCTAAAGCATTAGGTAAAAAGCATAAAGTTAAAGTAAATGATAAAGCTAAAGCACGAACAGAGTAATACGGTTTATCTATCATTAGAAGAAAATTCTACTAATGCTTATGATAACTATTATTTACTTATATTTACTAATCTACAAACACGAGTTAGCGAAGCGAAAGTGGTAACTAAAGGAGATGTAAATGTAAGGTCGGTAGCTTTAACTTTCAACGTAAACACAGGAGCAGAACCTAAGTATACAATGCAGGAGATGAGTTTCTTTTCCTACGATGTATATGAACAAACAGAAGCGACTAACGAAGATCCATTAGATGCCAGTGTTCTCGGATTGCGAGAGGTTGGCAAAGCGTGGGTAGGTGGTACGAGTGAGGTGGTTTATATTAAACAAGCCGAAGCAAACAATACTAATAGTGTATATTTAAAAGTATGAGTTTCAAAGTAATAAATTTCGCATCAATCAACACACCTAAAGCAGTCGAAAGCCCTGCTAAGGATTGGGTTGCTTACGGTGAAGAGAACGATTATTTCACTTATCTAATTGATAGGTGTAATGGTTCAGCAGTTTCTAACGCTATTATCACGAGTGTAAGCGACCAAATCTACGGAGAAGGCTTATCTGCTACTGATAGTTCTAAGCGACCTTTAGACTACGCTAAAATGCGTACTATATTCAGAGGTGAAGATGTGCGAAGAGTAGCAGGTGATTTGAAAAAGCTTGGAATGGGTGCATTTAATGTAGTTTGGAATAAGGGAAAGACTCAAATACTCAAAGCAAAGCACATACCGATGCAGAACCTACGACCTGAAAAGGCTACGGAGGGAGAAATTAAAGGTTGGTACTATTCAGATAATTGGAGTGAGTACAGGAAAGATAGATACAGACCTAGAAGAATAGAATCTTTTGACGGTTCACGAGGAGAGGAAACTCAAATATTAGTTATTGCTCCTTATTCGGCAGGGTTCTTTTACTTTAGTCCTGTAGATTATGTAGGTGCTTTACCATGGTCAGAGATAGATGAGGAAATAGCAAACTACCACAAGACAAATATCCAAAACGGATTTGCTCCTACAATGCTTATAAACTTCAATCAAGGAGTTCCTACAGAAGATGAGCAAGGAATGATTGAGAATGCTATCGAACGCAAATTAATAGGTACAGGTGGTAAAAAGTGGCTTACGAGTTGGAATGATGACCAATCAACTGCTACTACAATAGAAACAATACCTATTTCAGAAGCTTCAGAGCAATATAAATTCTTATCTGAAGAATCTACACAGAAAATATTAATAGGGCATAGAGTAACAAGTCCTATGCTATTCGGTATTAAAGATGCAACTGGTTTAGGTAATAATGCAGACGAGATTAAAACGGCATCACAGTTGTTTGATAACAAAGTAATACGACCAAAGCAAAACATCATACTAGAAGCAGTTGATAGTATATTGGCAGTTAATGGAATTGTATTAGATTTATTCTTTAAGACTATCGAACCTATTGAGTTTGTAGAAACTGAAGGATTAAATATAGAAGAAACAGAGAAAGAAACAGGTGTTAAAATGTGCGAGAACTTTTCTAAGGAAGACGAGAAGCAGGATTTTATAGTAGCTACTGAGTTAATAGGATTAGGTGAAGAACTTAGTAGCGATGAATGGGAATTAATAGCCGATGAAGATGCAGAAGAACACGAGGATTTATTAGCCTTTGAGTTTGCGAGTACTGGAGTTGCAAGACCTAACGCAAAGAGTGAGCAGGATAAGACTATCAACGGCTTTATGTATAAAGTTCGATACTCTTACGCTCCGTTAAAAACAAGCTCTAATAGTAGAGAGTTCTGTCGTAAGATGGTGAACGCTGATAAACTTTATAGAAAGGAAGATTTAATAGCAATGGGTTCTAAGTCTGTTAATTCAGGTTGGGGTGAAGGTGGAGCAGACACTTATTCTATATGGAAGTATAAAGGTGGAGGTGCTTGTCATCACAAGTGGAGAAGAAAGACATTTAAGAGTACTATTAAATTAGATGTTAAAAGTCCTTTAGCTCCAACGGTAAGCACAGGTAAAGCAGACTCAGAAGGTTACAGAGTACGGAATGATAGAGAGGTTGCTATGAAGCCTATCGATATGACTAACAAAGGATTTATAAAGAAAAGATAATGGCAGCACTATTTTGCAACGAAGATAAATTAAAGAGTTCTACGGCGATTAATTACAACGTAGATACTGCATTCTTGTTACCTTTTTTAAAGATAGCACAAGATAAGAATATGCAGGTTATATTAGGGACTGACTTATACGAAAAGTTGGAAGCTGATATAGTAGCAGGAAGTATTACAGGTAACTATAAAGTGTTAATTGATGACTATGTACAAGATAGTATTATCCATTACGCATTAGTTGAGGCTTTACCGTTTATATCCTTCCAAATTAAGAACGGATCGGTAACTCAAAAGAATAGCGAGAACGGAACTGCTGCCAGTAAATCAGATATTAATTGGTTGATTCAAAAAGAAAGAGATACAGCCGAGTTTTATGGTCAAAGAATCGTAGATTACCTATGTGAAAATTCTAGTTTGTTTCCTGAATACTCAAGTAACTCAGGTGCAGATATGAATCCAATTTCTAATGCATACAATACAGGTCTAAGGATATGATATACAAGCCAAAGAAGAAGAATATAAAGAAGCTATTAATATATTTAAGCTCAGTTAATGTATAGAGATGTAATAGAAACAAATGTTATAAATACGGCTGCACTTGGCATAAGCTTTGCAGATATTAATGGATTCTTAACGGCTATTGTATTAATAACAGCAGCCTTATATAATATCAAGAAGATAGGAAACGAGAAAAACTAATGAAAGCACACTTACTTAGATTACGAGATGATGGGGTTCAAACCTTAGGAGCTTTAGTTATTTATGATGGTGTAGATAAGGTTTTTGAATGCGTTACTTTAGAGCTACCTTGGAAGGGTAATAAGACTAATGTTAGTTGTATACCTAAAGGAGTCTATAACGTAGTGCATAGAGAAAGCACTAAGTATGGTGACCACTTGCATATAGAAGATGTAAACGATAGAAGCTATATACTTATTCATGTAGCTAATTACGTAAGCCAACTAAAGGGTTGCATTGCATTAGGTAAAAGATTTGCAGATATTAACGGAGATGATGCTTTAGATGTAGTATCTTCAAGAAATACGTTAAAGAAGTTGGTTGATATTATACCAATTGAAGGAATAACCTTAGAGATTATTTAATATGATTGGTTGGGATATTGGAATAGGAGTTTACACAGGAGTACTAATCGGAGTTTGGTCTGATAAATTTGGCGATGGTTACAAGCATTGCCTATATATACCTTTTATATTCATTGAAATTAATACATATTATGACACAGATTCTAGCAAATAATTGGGGAGAGTTACTTATTGGATTTTTAGCATTCGCTAAGATAATAGTAAACCTTACACCAACAGAAAAGGACAACAAAATCTTCGGTTACTTTGATGACATCGTAGGGTACTTCGTAAAGGATAAGAGAAAATGAATCCCTTATTCGCAAAAGGCGTATTAGCTATTATCCCTGAGATGTTTAAAGACGTTAAAGGAAAGTGGAGCAGTAAGAGAACTGTTAGTGGTGTTTTAGCTATCGCTGCAGTTACTCAAATAGACGCTACTGGTATCACTTGGCAAACGCTTGTATTAGCAACGATTGCAATAATACCTTTATGCTTTTCGGTATTCGAGAAAAAGTAGTATATTCGTGCTAAACAGAAAGACATGGCACAAAGAAAGAACAACAGATTTCGGTTAAAAGGTGATGAGATAGACATCATAAAGAAACACCGAGCAAACACCCTAGACAATTTTAACGACAATTCATCACTTGATATTCATCTGCTTGAAAGAGGGATTGATAAGAAGGACGTTGTATCCGTTAAACATTGGCAGAACATGGGCGGAGAACTTAGGTTCTCAATCGTTACTAAAGATGGGCAAGGTGGATTCGATGAAGGTGGAATGTTCGAAAGACTAAACACCTTTATAAAAGATCACGCACCTACTTATCCAAAAGTAGAACACAACGAAGGAACTCACTTATTAGTTATCAATCCTGCAGACATTCATATCGGGAAGTATGCGAACGCTGAAGAAACTGGTGAAGCTTACAATACTGATATTGCAGTTGCAAGAGTTATAGAAGGTGTTCAAGGTCTTATCACTAAAGCACAAGGTTTTAAAGTAGAAAGAATACTCTTTTGTATTGGAAACGATATACTACATGTAGATAATGTATATAATACTACTACAAAAGGAACTCCACAAGATTGCGATGGTAAATGGTGGGAGCATTTTGAAATAGCTTTACAACTATACGTTAAATGTGTTGAGATGCTTAGAGAGATAGCTCCAGTTGATTGCGTTCACTCTATGAGTAACCACGATTACCAAAGTGGATTTCATTTAGCGCACGCATTGAAGTCTTGGTTTAGGCTTGCAGACGATGTTTCGGTAGATGCAGGTGTAGCACATCGAAAGTATTATACTTATGGTTCTAACTTAATAGGTTTAGAGCATGGTGATGGTGCTAAGATGGATAACCTACCGATGCTAATGGCACAAGAACAACCACAAGAATGGGCAAATACTAAGTATCGATATTGGTATCTTCACCATTTACATCACAAAGTTAAATATAAATGGCGAGATGCTAAAGACTTTATAGGTGTTACCGTTGAATACTTACGCTCACCTAGTGCAGCCGATTCATGGCACTCAAGAAAAGGATATACAGGTTCACCGAAAGCAGTAGAGGCTTTCATTCACGAACGAGAGCAAGGTCAGGTCGCAAGACTAACACACTTCTTTTAGTTAAGTATCAAAGGGTTACAGAAATGTAGCTCTTTTTTTATGCAATAAAGCTCACTTTATTCTATTAATTATTTGCGTAATCAAATTAAAGGTTTATCTTTGTAGGGAACTAAAAAAGCAAAAGCTATGAAGTATATTATTTATGACATCGAATCACAAAACTATGTCGATATCTTTTACTCAAGAACAGAGTACAAAGACCAAGCAGAAGTATTTAATTCAGAAGCTGATGCGTTACTAGAAATTCAAACGCAAGGCACAAGTTCAATGATTGTAATACATAAAGATGATGAATAGAGATTTAAAGAGTATTAGCAAGCTGATAGAGGACATTACTAGAGATATTGATGGATTAGTATTAGATGGTGATTTGTATGCCATAGAATCTATCGTATTAGCTAAGAAGTTTGAGAGTGCTGCAAAGCATTTAAAAGACTATTGGGAAGAAGACGCTTTACTTAGTACGGAAGTTTGGAAAGGTCAGGAGTTCGAAGGGTATACGGCAACACAAAAAGATGGAGCAAGAAGATATAGCTTCAAGCATTTAGATAACTGGAATACTTTAAACGATCAACGTAAGGAGTTAGAATCTGAAAGTAAAAACGCTTACTTACAATTTCTAAACGGTAATGTTATAGTCGATTCTGATGGGGTTATAGTTCCACAAGCTGAACCTGTAGCATCAAAACAAAGTATAGTATTAACTAAAAATAAATACTAATTAATAGTTCATTCAATTATTAATTCATATATTTGCTTCAAACAAAACAACTAAGCTATGAGAACATTACTAGAAAGATTAAAGCCAGAAGTAAGAGATAGATTAAATTTATCTTACAAAGATTTTCCTGATACGTGTGGGAATATTGAGAAATCTTTACACTACAATCACTCAATCATTCAATTAACTATTAACGATTGTTGCTCGATATTAACTATGACTACAAGAGAGCCGTTAAGCTTTGAGAATGTTGAACAATTATTTACAGAAAACTAAGATGGGAAAACTAAAAGAATTATTTTTGAGAACGAGAGTTCAGCATTTAGATAGAGATGAGATGATCGAGCAGCAGATGAACAATGAGTATGCTAGACATTGCGAATTATCACAAGAGTGGAACTCAGGAGAACGCTCACCAGTTACACGTTCACTAATGGAGTGGGAGCATTTAGGTAAGCCAAGTAAAAACTAAGAAGATGGATAGAGAAAAGATAGCAGAGCTGTACAAGAAGTACAACCTAGCAAAAGAAGATATATACAAGCATCAGCATTATCTGATTATCTCTCGTAGTGGTATAGATAAGATACAAGCAACGGAAGGAATAGAGATAGCTTACGAGGTTATCAAATGCGAAACTAACTTCTGTGTTGTGAAAGCATCAACGAAGGGATTAGAAACATTTGGAAGTGCTATAAAAGGAGCATCGTTTAAAGATGGTAATACGAACTCCTGGTATGTTATGGAGATGGCCGAGAAACGAGCAATGAGTAGAATTGTATTAAAAGTATGTGGATTCTATCAGCTTGGTATATTCGGAGAAGATGAGAGCGAAGATTTTAAACGTAAATAAGATGGCAGCAAACGGTAGAGGGTGGCAACCAGAAAGCCCATTTCAGGAGATTGTATTCAATACATATACCACGAAGTCTAATGCTTGTAAAAGATTAGGATTAGCTCAGTATACTATTGATAAACTATTTAAAGATGAATTAAGATTAACGATTAAGCAACTAAACGCTTTATCGTGGGATTCAAAACTAACTATTAACGATATATTAAAAACGCTATGATTGAAGTAATATTGGAAAGGAGTGCAAGAGCTAATAAAGTCTCCGTAGGTGAGATAGTATCACAAGGAGAAAAGCTATTTGTAAGAGAAGCACGAGCTATGGTAGTAGGTGCAATGGACGAGGTCGGTTTAACTGATGAAGTTATAAAGGAAGCTATAAATAAAGGTACTGCAGAGCTTAAAGACATGAGAGCGATGCACAAGCAACAATTAAAAAGAGCAGGATATTACTCTCAGGGTTATATGGAGGTAATGTGTTACATAAACGAACCAGAAATAAACGAAAGCGACTACACAAGCAGAGAAGAACGATCATTACAGGCAGTCATTATGGGGCTAAAATCAGAAATCGAATCATTACAAACAAAAATAATCCAATTAAAATGGTAATCAAAGGAACAGTAGTAGAGATTAAGGAATTACAAGTAATCTCTGAGAAGTTTAAGAAGCAAGAAGTAATCATTAAGCAAGAAGGTGTAGAGTATGATGCTGATATTCCTATCGAGTTTATACAAGACAAAGGAATAGAGCTTGTAAAAGGCATGGCAGTTGGTGGTTCTTACGAAATAGACATCAATATAAGCGGTAGAGCTTGGAAGGATCGCTACTTTGTAAGCCTTAAAGCTTGGAAGGTTTCAAAAGTAGAGGCTGCTCCTGAAGGAAACGAGCCTACTGGTGATGGAATGCCCTTTTAAAAGAGTAGTAAATCTACTCAGTTGGTTGAATTTGGAGGTGCTTTAGTTAGTGCCTCCATTTTTTTATTCCAATATTTATTTATATGTTTGTAAAAACTAACTAAGATTATGGAAAGAAATTTTAAAGGTATATGGATACCGAAAGAGGTTTGGTTAAGTAAAGACCTTGCTATTATGGAGAAGTTGTTCTTAGTAGAGATAAGTAGCCTTGATAATGAGAAGGGTTGCTTTGCAGGTAATGGTTACTTCTCTGAGTTCTTCGAATTAAGTAAGACCAGAGTAAGTGTAATTATTAACTCATTGGTTTCTAAAGGATACATCACGTCTACTCTAATATATAAAGAGGGTACTAAACAAATCTTAAAGAGGGTATTAAAGATTTCAATGGGAGGGTATATAAGAAAACAAGTAGAGCCTATTAAAGAAAAGTTTATAGATAACAATACAGTTAATAATACAATTAGTAATACAGTTAATAAAGATAAAGAGGTAAAGAAATATTTTGATAATTTAGAGATTAATAATTTGTTTAAAGAGTTTCTAAATCTAAGAATATCTTTAAAAGCTAAAAACACAGAGAGAGCCGTTAAGCTTATATTAAAAAAATTGGAAGGATTACCTTCAGAACTACAAACAGAGATGTTAGAGCAGTCAATAGAGAACTCTTGGAAGAGTGTATTCCCTATTAAGCGACAATTTAAAAGCACACCGAAGCCAAGTTTAGCAAAGCAGTACTTTCCTGAGATGTTTAACGATCCATTTGCTACTGATTTAAAAATAGAAGATAATAGAAAACTGCTTGAATAGTTGGTAGTCTTAAAAATAACTATACATTTACAAAAACAAAAACAATTATGAAGATAGGAACGGATTTTAGTGGAATAGGTTCACCTGAGAGTGCATTGAAAAGGTTAGGTTTAGATATAGATGAGGTTTTTGCTTGTGAGATTGACAAGTTTGCAAGAGCTTCGTTTAATGAGTTGCATAATCCTACTACAATGTATGAGGATATAACGACAAGGAATCACTCAGAAGTGCCTCAGTTAGATTTGTATGTAGCAGGTTTCCCTTGCCAGTCATTTAGTTTAGCAGGTAAGCGTGGAGGGTTTGAAGATACAAGAGGAACTCTATTTTTTAATGTAGCTGAGTTTATAAAAGAGAATCAACCTAAGTGCTTTGTACTGGAGAATGTAAAAGGATTACTTTCACACGACAACGGAAGAACATATCAAACCATTACAGATGTGCTAACGAATGGGGGTGGTACTTTAAACGGACAGATAGGTTTAGATTCCATAGATAATGGATTAGGGTATCATGTGTACGCTCAAGTGTTAAACTCTAAGGATTACGGTATACCACAAAATAGAGAGAGAATATTTATAGTAGGGTTTAAAGAATTTAGAGAGTTACGATTCCCTAAGAAGATGGAGTTAAAGTTGAGGTTAAAGGATTTACTAGAGAAGGAAGTAGATGAGAAATATTATTTGAGTGATAAAAAAATAGCCTTTCTGAAAAGAGCAGAAGGTACAACATTCAATATAAATAAAGATTTATTAAAAAAAGAACTAAATGATTTATCCAGAACAATAACTAGTAGCTACTACAAGGCAGGTAGGACAGAACAATACATCTCTCACTCACTTTACCCAAGAAGCTCTAAGACAGGTAAGGGGGGTTCTGGTCATTTATCTAAAGCAGATGGCACAAGTTATTGTGTAGATACTGGTTGTTCGCAAGGGGTTGAAGTAAATAAAAGAATAAGAAGATTAACACCTTTAGAGTGTTGGAGATTACAAGGATATACTGATGAGCAATTTAACAAAGCTCAGAAAGTAAACTCAGATACTCAGTTATATAAACAAGCAGGTAACTCTATAACCGTTGATGTGATGGTAGAATTATTTAAAAAGATATACGACATCTAAAAAATTAGTATACATTTACAAAAACAACGACATGGAAATAGGAAAAGAATCAAGTGATGAATTATTAAGCTTCTGTGGAATGACATTAAAACGATGTCTATTTGAGATGAGTCAAAACAAAGATCAAGCGGATATTGTAATCATGGCTAATATCTTAATGACTGACTTAAACCAAACCTTTCACCGGTTAACTAAGGAAGATGTTACATTAGCATTTCATAGAGGAGTAAGAACAGGAGAACAACTTGCAATCAATCCAAGAACGTGGTGTAACTGGTTAAATTCTCAGAAGTTGAAATCGAACGCTACAAGGATTAACTCTGCTCAGCTTAACGAGAAGCTGTTAATCGATACAGAGTTCGGTAAAGTGGATAAAAAGCAGGTTCTGAGGGATTTCTTAACGCTTTGTGTAATCGAACCATACGAACAATACTGTAACGATGAAGATATAAGCATTCAGGGAGTAAATCAAATCTACTTATGGCTAGAGAAAAACGGATTTCTATTTGTAGATGAAGAGGAGAAGGAAAAGATTTGGAGAGAAGTGCAAGGAATGATTAAGCGAGGTAAGATGTTTGTGCAGAACAACGCTAAGAAATATCACCCTGTAATAATGTGCAGAGAGATAGCTATTATAAACCTCTTCAGAGACATGAAAGAGATGAAGGTAAACCTAAGAGTTGAAATTTTAAAGATGTTAGACAATGAATAAAGAAAAGAAGATAGTTACAGATAACAACTGGGTTCTTGTGGTAGGTGGTCAATTGCCTGATATAAAAAGCCAAGAGTCTTTAGATAAGAGAGCTAAACGAAGAAAAAAATACAATGTAAGAGATGAAGAATAAAGAAGATGATTTACAAACTGCAGTAGTTACTTACTTAAAGTTAGAATATAAAGCTTTGTTCTGTGCTTCTCTCGGAGGTCAGTATCAGAAGTACCAATCTCAGAGAATGAAAGCCAAGAGGACAGGATATGTAGCAGGGTTTCCTGACTTATTCATCTATGAACCTAGAGGTAAGTATAGTGGTTTAGCTTTAGAACTTAAGGTAAAGGGTAACTACGCAAGTCCAAAGCAGAAGAAATGGTTGTTGGATTTAGTAGATAGAGGATATGATGCATGGGTTTGCACTGGATTCGATCAAGCAAAAGAAGTGATAGATAATTATTTCAATCAATAAATTAGTTTTATATTTGCCTCAGTGAGTAAGCTACTTGAACGCTACACTAAAGCCCTATCGAAACCTAACAAGGTTTAATTTCAACACGATAGGCAGAGTTAAACCTTTGGGGTTTAAAAGTCAGTGTTGGGAAGGCAAGGGATTTCCTTCCCAACTATGAACTAACTAAAACACGACTAAGATGGAGGTTTTAAAAATAAAAAATTACGAGTGTAAAGATTGGCTTTTAAATAAACATTATGCTAAAAGGTTGTGTAGTATATCTTATGCGTTCGGGTTATATATAGATAAAGTACTAAGTGGTGTTGTAACGTTTGGTATGCCCCCTAGTGTTAATCTTGCTGAAAGTATTTGTGGGGTAGATATGAAAAATAAAGTGTTAGAATTAAATAGATTAGTAGTAAATGAGGGTTTACCTAAAAACACTCTATCTTTTTTTGTTTCAAATGCAATAAATAAACTAACTAATAATAAAATAATAGTTTCTTTTGCTGACGCTAATATGTTTCACAATGGTTATATTTACCAAGCAACAAATTTCGTGTACACTGGGTTAAGTTCAAATACCACCAAATTAGTAGATAAAAACGGTGAAGAGTTCCATTTTAGAAATATAGGTCATTATCAAAAAAATAACAAATTAAATGTGAATTTAATAAAGAGAAGATTAAACGAAGAAAGTATAGATAAAAAACAAATAGCTGAATTTTTACGAGAGAATAAAAAAGGGATTAGCAATAAAGAATTAGAGAAAATAATTAAGGTAAATAAAACAACTATTGAGCATTGGTTTAGGTTAGATTCAGGATTTAGTTTCCCAACTATAGAACATTGGATTGAATTACAGAAAGCTTTATCGTTTGATGACACACATAATGATAAAATGATTGCTTTTGAAATGATTGCAGATTCCAACGAAATAATAAATAAGTTAGAATTAAAAAAAGTTAATATATTACCAAAGCACAGGTATGTTTACTTTAAAGGAAGTAAAACATTTAAACAGAAGTGTTATAATAACTTAAAGCTAAACATAACCAACTACCCTAAAGGAGAAAACAAAAGATACATAAATGTATATAAACCGAAAGTTCAGGGGGTTTTATTTTAAAAAACCATAAACTAAGACAAACAAGATGACACAAAAACTATTTATAATTACAACCCTAGTATTAATTATAGCATTTAAGCTATACGATAAATCAGTAAACAGATGAACAAAGATTTGGAAAAGAAACCTACAGAGATAGCATCAGCTATGTTTGAGAACTGGTTAAATGACTTAGAGGATAAAGAGCAACCTGAAGCTTGTAGTATAGACAATGAAGATTGTGAAGCTTGTGGATCGTAGTATAGAAGAGAAGGTATGTGCTAAGATATTAGAACGTGCTGAGATGGGGAAGAACAAATACGGTACTACAATGGAACGTACAGACCTATCCGTTACCGAGTGGTTAACTCACGCACAAGAGGAAGCAATGGACTTAGCTATATATTTAGAGAAAATAAAAAGCATAGTTGGCAATGAGTAGCACAATTATTGTATATTAGCAGTAAGAATTTCCACTTCTTAGTTGTTTTGATGGGGGTGAAGGGTCATAGCTTCACCCCCTTTTTTTATAACTAAGATTAAAAACAACTACTATGAGAGGATTAATCAATCACACAATATTAAAAGGCATTAAGAAGGGTGCTAAAGCTCACGTAATAAGAAGATACCTTTCTATATACTACAGAATTAAAATAGGACACAGAGCGTTCATTACAAGGTATGGAACAATTAAAAAACGTTATAGCAGCACGCTATAGCGAAGTAAGTAATATAGCTCTTAAAGTAACTAAGGGTAATAGGGAAGATGCACAAGATCTCACACAAGAGGTTTATCTTATAATGCTCGAATATGACCAAAGCAAACTACTACAAATAGTGAGCAATGGTCATTTATTGTTTTGGGTAACAAGGGTAATGATGAACCAGTACCAATCTTCTAAGGCTTCATCTTTCAAGAAGAAGCACAAACCTTTACCGATAGACGAGAATGCAATCATAAGCACTCTAAGAGCTGAGAACATCAATGAAGTAATCGAGGAGGATTTAGAATACTATCGTAAGTTAGACTTAATCAATAGGTCAATGGAGGATTTACACTTCTACGATAAGACTCTATTCAAAGTATACTACGAATCAGACCATACTATCAGAAGTTTAGCACAAGCTACAGGTATAAGTACAACCTCAATCTTCTTAACTATCAAGAAGGTTAGAAACTATATCAAAGATGAAGTTAAAAACAAGTAGCAGAACTTATCAGGAGCGAATGAGCATCTGTAAAGTATGTCCTCACTTCCGAAAGTCAGTAAGTCAGTGTAAAAAATGTGGTTGCTTTATGAAAATCAAAGCACAAATAGCATTCACTAAATGCCCAGTAGGTAAATGGGAAAGAGAGAACGACTTAACAACCGACCAACTAAGTATATTGAAACGATTACTAAAACAAATCGGTTCAGATAAGATTAGCAGAGAGGGGAATGTAGGAATTACAAACCTATACAATGAGATATTCGGAATGAATAAGAAGGTTTCGAGTTGTGGCACTTGTGTTGCACAGACAATAAAAGAATTAAAGGAAGTAATGAGTAGCTATGAAGATAGAGAATAGAAGAATATCAGAGTTAAAGTTTGCAGAGTATAATCCACGAACGATTAATAAGAAGCAATTCAAGGATTTAAAAGCAAGTTTAAAGAAGTACAGTTTAATTGATCCAATCATTATAAACTCTTCTAAGGATAGAGAGAATATTATCATAGGAGGGCATCAACGCTCTCGTGCTTGGCTTGAGTTAGGGAATGACACAATACTATGCGTAGTTCTGGACTTATCTTTAGCTGACGAAATGGAGCTTAATTTACGCTTGAATAAAAACGGAGGTAAATTTGATGATGATTTACTATTGAATTACTTTGATGAGGATTTACTATTCGAAGTAGGGTTTACTGTAAACGACTTAAACATCAACTTAGATAAGTACGAAGATAATACATTAGCAGAAGAAACTAAGAACGTATGTGAGTGTTGTGGCGAACCTCTATAAATTTAGACACTATCTACTAATGGGTTTATTCGGTGCTATAATATTCAGCATTACATTAATACTATTAACGACATGATTGAATTACATAAAGGAGATTGCTTACAAGTTATGAAGGGTATTCCTTCAGGTAGTGTAGATGCAATCATTACAGACCCACCGTACGGAACAACTGCGTGTAAGTGGGATTCAGTTATAGACTTTACTTTAATGTGGGAACAACTGAATAGAATCATTAAACCGAACGGTGCTATTGTATTATTTGGAAGTGAACCTTTTAGTTCTGCTTTACGCATGAGTAACATAAAAAATTATAAGTACGATTGGAAGTGGGATAAAGTAAACTCTGGAAGCTTTGCAGTTGCTAAATATAGACCATTAACAGTTTTTGAAGATATTATTATTTTTGGTAAAGGCAGAATTAATTATTACCCTATAATGGAATTAGCAGAAGATAAAAATAAACGACCAAGAAACGGAGAATATAAGCGTAAAAAAGATAATAGTAATGGAATGGGAAGTGGAGTATTTAAAAGCTCAAAAAAACATAATGAAAATTTAAGGTTTCCTAAAAACAGGCTTGTATATAATAAAAATAAAGGAGAATTAAACGCTATAAATAGAATACACCCAACACAAAAACCAGTATCACTTATGGAGTACTTAATTAAAACCTACACCAACGAAAATGAAACTGTTTTAGATTTTACAATGGGTTCAGGTAGTACAGGAGTAGCAGCAAAGAATACCAACAGAAGCTTCATAGGTATTGAACAAGATGAGAAGTACTTCAATATAGCGAAGGATAGAATCAATGCGTAAGCACACTAAAATATACTTAGAGTTCTTTAACTTTGATGAGTGCGATTATATACCATGTGAAGTATGTTCATCTCCTGCACAAGACATACATCACATCGAGGCTCGTGGCATGGGAGGGAGTAAAGTAAAGGATTACATCGGTAACCTACAAGCGGTGTGTAGACCTTGCCATATTAGATACGGAGATAAGAAGCAATACAAAGAAATGTTAATCGAAATCCATATGAACTACATGGATAAATACGGAAAACTACAATAAGATGGAACAACCAAAAAACGAAGGAAGTTATGTGTGTAGAATGAGTAACGGCTACATCAAGTTATGCTACTACACAGGTACAGAATGGTTAGATATGTGGGAAACTACATTGAAAGGTGAAGTAATTAGATGGATGGAAATCCCTAACGAACTAAAACAATACTAAGATGAATGAATCACAAACGATAACTTTAGACATTTCAGATAGCGACCTTAAATCACAAGTTGAGAGGTATGCTAAACAAAGAGGTGTAGAGGAGCTAGAAAATGTCATAGATATGATTGACAGTATGTATGATGGTTTTATTGTGGAGGAAATTGCAAAAGCATTGAATCAAAGAATCAAAGAACTAAAACAAGAGTAAAGACCTTCTCAATTAATATAGGCGTTAGATTATGTTAGATAAATACATCAAAGAAATTGCAGAGAATTATGCTTTGCACTGTTTAGACACAACAAATGACACATCAAAGAGATTGTCGTTTAATGATTTTGTTAACCGTTAGTCGTTAACTATTAATTAAAGTAGGCGGATAACTTCCGCTTACTTAAAACAAGACTAAGATGAAGAAGAAAAATAACTTGTTTGAATGGTGCGTAGCTTCAATATTGGCAACGGGGGTGTTTTATTTGGCGATACTATTTTTAAACAACTAAAACAAGACTAAGATGGAAGAGAGAAAAGAGCAAAACAGAACAAAATTAGCTAAAGTACAGATGCTTAAAGCATTAGAGAAAACACTTGGAATTGTTACAGGTGCTTTAAAGATTGCAGAGATAACTAGAACGACCTACTACTCTTGGTTAAAGGCAGATGAGGAGTTTGCTGCTAAGGTTAAGGCAATGGATAACTTAGTATTAGACTTTGCTGAGAGTAGCTTAATGAAGCAGATTAAAGAGGGTAATCATTCAAGTACTCAATTCCTTCTTAAGAATAAAGGAAAGGTAAGAGGGTACGGCGATAAGTTAGATATTACCAGTAACGATGAAACGATTAAAATACATATAGACCTTGGAAATAAGTCCTGAATTTACGAGTAAGCAGAGGGATTGTTTAAGATTCCTATTCGATGACTACACAAACGAGGTTCTATTTGGTGGTGCTGCAGGTGGTGGTAAGTCTTGGGTAGGTTCTGCTTGGCTTGTTACTATGTGTTTACGTTATCCTAAGACTCGTTATCTTATGGGAAGGTCTAAGTTAGACGCATTAAAGAAGACTACGTTAAACACATTCTTTGAGGTGTGTGGTGCTTGGGGTTTAAAGAGTGGAGAACATTATACTTTCAACGGATCGAGTAACATCGTTACATTTAAGAACGGTTCAGAGATTATACTTAAAGATTTATTCTTATATCCTTCAGATAGAAACTTCGATAGTCTTGGTTCATTAGAGATTACAGGTGCATTCATTGATGAGGTAAACCAAGTAACATACAAAGCAGTCAATGTAGTTCAGTCTAGGATTAGATATAAGTTAGACGATTACGGAATCATTCCAAAGCTTCTAATGACTTGCAACCCTGCTAAGAATTGGGTGTATACTGAATACTATAAACCTGCACAGTTAGGTGCACTTAAAACCTATCGTAAGTTTATACCTTCTCTAGTAACAGATAATCAATTCATCTCTAAACATTATGAGAAGCAACTATCTAAACTAGATGAAGTTTCTAAGCAACGTCTACTATTTGGAAACTGGGAATATGACGCATCAAGCGATTCACTTATTAACTACGATAGTATATTAAACTTATTCGATAACAAAGGAGCAGAGGGAGAGAAGTATATCAGTTGTGACGTTGCTCGTATGGGAGAGGATAAGTCTGTAGTGATGTTATTCGAAGGGTTACACGTGGTAATGATTAAGACATTCGATAAGAATACAATCACAGAATTAGCTGAATACATTAGAGAGTTGCAAAAGAACCACCAAGTAAAGTTATCTAACATCATTGTCGATAGTGATGGTGTCGGTGGTGGGCTGCAAGATGTACTAAGGTGTAAAGGATTCATCAACAACGCATCACCAATTAAGAAAGAGAACTTTCAGAACCTTAAAACACAATGCTATTACAAACTAGCAGACTTAATTAATAAAGGACAGATAGGTATCACTATTAGAGATGTAGACACACGCAAACACATTACAGAAGAATTAGAGCAGGTTAGAACTAAGGATATAGATAAGGACGGTAAACTTAAGATAGTACCTAAAGATGTGGTTAAATCTGTGATAGGTCGTTCTCCTGATTACTCCGATGCTTTAGCTATGAGAATGTTTTATGAGTTACGTTCTAAGGTTGGAAGGTATGCAGTTAGGTAGACTAATATATTTGTTGTATGTTTGTGGAAACAAAACAAAACTAAGATGAATAACTTTATAATGATGTTCGGAGAGCAGTCAGAAACTGACTCACTCAATAAGGATATACCAAAGCATATATCAACTACACCTCAAGGAACTTACAGAGTAATGATAAGGCAAGTATACTTAGGTACGTTCAAAGAGATGGATCAAGCTAAAGATTCAGTAGACAATTATTTAAATAATTAAACTATTTTACAATAAAGTTTGGTGGTTCATTTTATTCGCCTATCTTTGTGTAAACTAAAAATAAAAGCTATGAAGAAAGATGTTGGTTACGAAATACAATTCGCAGAATATATAGGTACAAGAGCTTATGTGTTTTTAGATTATAGAGATGGAGTAGGTCATTGGGAATCTGAAGATGGGTTAGTAATTACTACTGACTCAATGTATGTAGACTTTATCAATATAAAGGAAGCTATTTTCCAAATGGATAAAGTAGGATTAGAATTAAAACAATAATACACAATCCCCCAGATTGCAAGGCTCTCCATAATCGGAGGGCTTTTTTTGTTTATATTTATACAGAATTAAGAAAATACTATTTATATATATGAAGCTACAGATACCAACAGACTTGAGCGAAATAACATTAGGGCAGTTACAATCCCTTACTAAGTTAGAAGCTTCAGAGCTTAACGAGTTAGAGCTACAAAAGAGAACCTTAGAGTTGCTTACTGATATAGATAGAGCAACGATAGACCAAATTAAATTGAATGATTTAAACGAGGTGTATGGTAAGCTATTAGGTTTAACTAAGATGAGCGAGGAGTTGCATCAGTTCGTTTCTATTGATAATGTAAAATATGGCTTTCATCCTAACTTATCAGAGATGAGTACAGGAGAGTTTGCCGATTTAGACACCCTATGCAAAGATTTAAACGACAATTTACACCTTATAATCGCTATTCTTTACAGACCAGTAGCAAAAGAAGCTCACGGAAAGTACTCAATAGAGGCTTACGATGGAGAATTAGAAGCAAGAGGTAGGATATTTAAGAAGAAAATGAAAGCGAATGTAGTAAACTCTGCATTAGTTTTTTTTTGGACTATCGGAAAAGACTACTTGAACGATTCGCTAACCTCTTTAGTGGAGGGAGTGGAGACGTCAAGCAACAAAACTTTGGTAAAAAGTGGGGTTGGTATTCAATACTAATGAGTTTATGTAGTGAGGATATACTTAAACTAGATGAAGCTACAAAGATAAGTATAGAACAAGCGTTTACGTTTATGAGTTACAAACAGGATCAAGACAAGATAAAGAAATGATAAAGTTAAACGAAGTAAGGAACGAGAATTGTCTAGACACGATGGGGTTGATGGAAGATAACTTTATTGATTTAACAGTTACCTCTCCACCTTACGACAATTTAAGAGACTACAACGGTTATTCTTTTGATTTTGAAAGTATAGCTAAAGAGTTATACAGAGTAACTAAGGTGGGAGGTGTGCTTGTTTGGATTGTAAGTGATGCTACTGTAAAAGGAAGTGAGACAGGCACAAGTTTTAAGCAAGCATTATTCTTTAAGGAATGTGGCTTTAATTTAAACGACACCATGATATGGAATAAGGGTAGTTTTTCAGCCGTAGGTTCTCTCAAATCTAGATATGCTCCTGTATTCGAATACATGTTTATTCTAAGCAAAGGTAAAGCTAAGTCATTTAATCCTATCAAGGATAGAAAAAATAAGTGGGCAGGGGAGAAACGAAAGCATGTAATGTTTAGGCAAGCTAATGGTACTATAAAACAGACTAGCGGATCTGAAATTAAGGAATTTGGGCAAAGGTTTAATATATGGAATTTGCCTCCATCAAAGAATAGGAGTATAAATCACCCTGCTACCTTTCCCGAGCAATTAGCAAATGATCATATAATAAGCTGGAGCAACGAGGGTGATTTGGTTTATGATTGCTTTGCTGGAAGTGGCACAACTGCTAAAATGTCTATACTAAATAATAGAAACTACTTAGCTAGCGAAATGAGTGAGGAGTATTGTGAAATAATAAAAGAAAGAATCAAGAAATGAAGACATTTAAATCAGTAGTAGACCAATTCAGAGCGATATGCGAAGCACACAAGCAGCTTAATTCGTTTTCCTTTGGTGATATATTCGAAGTAGACTTAACTAATGAGATGAACTTCGCTAAGGCACATCTGATAGAGCAACCTGCTACAATTAACAATAGAGATTTTGTATTTACATTTGACCTCCTGGTAATGGATTTAGTAGCTGCAGATGGTTCGAATGAAACTGATGTACTCAATGATACGTTCTTGATAGTATCAGATATATACAGAGAGATTAAAAGTGGTAATGGTAGAGTAGGTACTCCAATGACATCGAGAGAGTTTGTCGTAAGTGAGAATATTACTTGTGAACCTTTTACAGATAGATTTGAAAACCTATTAGCAGGATGGAAAGCTACTATTTCAATTACAGTACCTTCACATAACAACGCTTGTAATAACCCTATCTAGTGGCAGCGTTTGACTATGAAAAAACTAAGAAAGCTCTTAGCAAGTTTGGACTTGATGTCGTTATACGTGCTGCAAGTTT